TTTATAAAAAGTTTTACGGACTGGCAAGATAGGGATTTACCTTACTTGCATTCACCGCTTCAAAGGCGGGATTCTCATTGAAATACAGTATCCAACCTGCTTACTGGTACAGGATATTATTACCCCGAGGAGTAATAATACAGAAAACATTTATATTATTTCCTGCTTACACGATACAGGTTGACGCCTTCAGTATGCCCACTTTTCGTCAATGCGGGTTATTTTATTTGCTAGCGTGAAGAACAGATATTTATTTAAGTTTAGGCTCTTACGCTAGATTTTCCAACATAAGAAAATGAGTCGGTGTAGGCTATGCTCCTACAATGTCCCTTTGGCATTTTGCAATTTCTACCTCAGGCTGTGAATACAGGAATTCACTATTGGGCATTTTTATTTTGATATCCGATTATCGCTCATTTTCTTACACTAGATGGTTAGTTTATCTACGGCAAGTCAAGTTAGCCGCTAACGTTTTAGGTCATTTCCTAACCATGACAACATTATAACAGGTTATCAGCCGGTGTCTATGGTACCTTAGTACTACCACCCATCCACAAAATCGCTATTTACCATAAAAGCAAAATCATCTAGCGGATATGTTTCGTCGGGTGTTTCATCAATAAAACTACAATCCATAATTTCACCGAAAACCTTACGAAAACGTTCCCTAGCGTCATTTAGATTTACGCCATAGGCAAAACTGCCACCTTCATTTGTTTTATCATCCCACCAATAAATCATTTAGATAACTTTCAGACTAGGAATTAGTTTGATACCGCGAGTGTCGAAAATGTAGATAAAGATATTTGAATAGGTATTCATCTTATTCCATGAATTCATGGTAGAATGACGAAACATTTTACTCATTTCATCATAAATTCGTTCGGTACTGACACTGGCTAGGCCAAATTCATTTCCGCCGTTACGCAGAAAATCTTTAATGCGCCCATCCAATATCATATTCTTAGTTATTGAAAACCGAATTGCCCGCAACATTCGCAAAGGGTCTTCATTCATGCGGTCTACTACTTCACCGACACAATAAATAACCTTATATTGAATATCTTCAATTCCGCCGTAAGGGTCAATAATTTCGCCAGTATAAATATCTCTGGCAATAGCATTCATAGTAAAATCACGGCGGGCCAAATCATCGTAAATTGTACCAACCGTTACACTATCGGGATGACGCGAATCAGAATAAAAACCATCCTTACGACAAAGTGTAAAATCAGCATTACCTACACTCGGCAGATTAGCCCGAATAGAAAGAAATTCAGGACGTTCCTGCCAAATTACGCCGCCCGCATTTATAACATAATCTACCATTTCCTGATAAGAATTGGCCTCAACAGCATAATCCTTATCAGTATTAGGAATACCTAGAATTTCGTCGCGGATTGTGCCGCCAACTTCATAAATTCTCATTTAGCCCCATTCATTCATAAAATCTAGTAATGTTCGGCCAGTTTCAGTTAGAATTATACCGTTACCATTGCACAAATAACAATCCTGTAAATGACCTTTAATACCACTTTCTGTTTTACCAGAACCATGACAACGCCAGCAAACTTCATCTAAATGAATCTTCAAAGAAATGGTAAACGGACTACCGACATAAATAATATGGGTATCGTCTTCTGTTTTATCTGGCATTCTCATAATCCTCTAAAATCTTTTGTGCTTTGGCGTGAATTACCTTAAAACGTTCATTCCGTTCTTTTAGAGTAATATCATCCCGAAAGGCGCTAAAATCACCAATACTAACAGAAATAGGCGCAACCACAACTAAATGAGAATAATTATGAGAATAATCCCAGGTGTTATAATCGCCTCGACTTTGAGCATATGCGGCAATTACCGCCTCAATTGCCGAACAAGAATATTGACTTGAATCGTCATTTGAAAGATTATATACAGTAACCATTATTTCATTTCCGTCATTTCTGCATTGATAAATGCGACGACAATATAACCCTTGCCAGATTCTTCAATTTCTTTAATAAAACCACGAATTTTATTGCTCAATTCGATGGTTTTATCTTCATCCATAGACATACCTTCAGAATATAAACACCCTAAACCATCATCCAACATCTGTAAGGCTTTTACATCAAATTTTAGCATTTATTCACCATTTGGGCAATTGCCCGCTATAGCATCACCAGCGATATCAATTTCATTTGGCGCTGGCTTAGAATTCACAGTAACATATGCACTACAATTTCGGCATTTAGCAGTAGCCGAATGACCATCATGATAAGTAGAAAATCTACCTAATTCATGTCCACGAAAATTTGCTGATTCTCGCGCCTCATTCTTAAGTGTTCGGAGTGTAGTCATTATTTTTCCTTTAGAATTATAGATAACAGGCTGAAATGCACTTCCGTCTGTTTCCAGTCACATTCAGCCTGTTATCTAGTGCGGGTGCCTACTCCGCTACGCATGACAACATATTATCAGATTTTGCCCGAACGTCTATAGTACCTTAGTCCTACGACTTTAGTCCGTTTTCGGTAAACAAGAATTTACGGACAGCCTCATTACTAATTTCCCTACCATCTAGCAAATTGAAAGCAAATGCTGAATATTTCTTTAGATAAGGATTAGACATAATTTCCTGTGCCACTTCTTTACGTTCTTTATAACGCCAGCCATGCGAATCCATAGCACTATAAATCAGATTTATTGTATCAATATAATTATCATATGTTGTATAAACCGTATCTAAAAATGGTTTCGCATATTGAGCAATTTCCCAATCGAATTGTGTCACTAAATATTTATCCATTTCCTCGCGGGTAGGCATATTCAGCGCCACAAATAAATTGATAGTTTCTTTTAGAGAAACTTTGCTCATAAAAGAGTGTTTAGCTAGATAATCTAAACCCTTGAATTTCTTAATATCTTGGTCGCCATTGTAATAAACACAAACACCCTCTTTACCCTTGAATTGCTTGACACTGTTATATAATTCTTCTACAGTATCAAATTTATATTGTTCTGGACGTTCTAGACCATAAGCATCAGCAATTGCATCTACAACATCTTGTGAATAATAACTATAATCAATATGATTGACAATACCAATTAGTTTGATATTTGGGCGCGGATAAAACAAAACAATCTGATTAGCGGGAGATACCCATTCAAAAAGATATGAGTTATTATTACCATTTGAATTTCTTACAACATCAAAAAATTTATGGTATTTTTCAACTAATTCATCAATTTCAGCGCCGTTCGGCATTTGCCGCGCATCAATACTGCCTCTGGTACGAAAAATATCAACACCTTTATAATTGGAATAAATCAATAAACTACCATCTAATTTTTCAAATGCCCGCGCCCCATTTAGAGTAATCGGGTCAGGTGTAATCTGTGGCGCTTCGGTATAATTGAAAAACTTTTTATAGCCAGCACTCACTAAATCACCATAAGAATTCCAAACGCTAGAACGTAGAATCAAATTCTCTTTAGTCCATTTAGGGCCAACGGCTCTAGGAAAAATTAGATTACATTGTTCGCCAGCAATAGTTACTGGCCGAATTACAAATTCTTCCTGATTAATGTCTTCTAAAGCGAATGGTAATCTCATACCAAAGTGTCTCCCAAAACGTTTCTATTTGATTCAATCTCTAAATCTAGATATTCTTGCAATTCTTGTTCTGAAACAGTTTCAAAATCAATATAAAATGGGTCACGCCCGCCTGAAAATCCAAATGAATATAATTTATTTGTAATTTTCAATTCAAATTTCAAATCTTCATTTTGGAAAATTTCACGTTCCTGGCGCTGAATAAGAGAAATTTTTTCTAGGAGTGTCATTTTAGTTTTCCATAAGGCATATCATAAGCGTCAATTTGCTTTTGTACTTCAACTTCTAATTCAGCGATAGTATTACAAACATAACCGCCCCATTGTTTCCAACCAGAGGCTACATTATTACTCATACCCTCATGCCGGTATTCTAGCCGACAACCGCGCTTATCTAGAATAACCCGCATTTCAATTTTATTATACTGACTTTGGTTAACTTTAGCGGTATAGGTTTCCAACAATTCGTTAATCATTTTAGTCTTTCGGTGCAGAAATTTGTTTGGTTTCTTTTGGCTTGCCCAATAAAGCATTATCGTATTCTTTAATTACAGCATAAACTTTATCCCCAAATTCCGGGTCAACTTTATGCCAATCAATTTTAGCTAATTTATCCATTCGGTTACGGTGTGCAATTCGCTCAATATCTTCTTCTGTAGCGGGTCGAATATGCCCACCAGTCATAGAATACGGAATTTGCTCACCACGATTATTATACTTAGCGTGAAATTTTCCAACATAACCCTCTAATTGTACATAGCCTTTAGGGGTTACATGCGCGATTTTAGTAATATAATCACGTTGATTCCACGGCTCAACAACAACTAAATCGCCTACTCTGAAATTAATTTCGTCCATTTAATACCTCTGCCGCTTCATAAAACCTTATAATAGCCTGAATATACTCAATTTCTTCATTTACTTTTGAATCGCCAGGATAATCCCAATTCACATAACCATGATTGCGGTATTCATATAATGCCTTTAAGATAATATCGGCATGTTCCCTAGTTAGAGGAACGTCAATTACTTTAAAGTTTGCCATAAGATTTATTCCTAATCGCTAAAATCCGGTCGCGTTCGGCTTGTTCGGCCTTTTCCTTATTATACTTTGCTTGTGCCGCCTGTAGCGTTTCTACAGTCTTAAATGCCGTCCAACAGCCCGGATTTTGACAACCCGTTTCAAATGTAGTCGCATATCCGCACCAGGGACAAGCATACATTGTTTTTTCTAGATAGTAAAATTCAATCGGTTTACTTTCGCCATTCACAAGCGTAATAAATTCCATTTTATTCTTTCCAATCTGGATGACGATTGAAAAAATCTTCATCATCCTGTTTTTCAATTAAATCCCATTTGATATTCGGATATTGGGCGCGGCGGCGGGCTTTACCATTTTGATAGGCAATTAGATAATAAGGTTTACCTGTTTCCCGCGCCTCTTTATAATCCGCTTTAATTTCATCAACATATTGTTTCGCCCGCTTATTGCGGAGGTCAATGCTGGCTTGAATTTTTTCAATATCAATTTTAGTTTCGCCCTTCTTGCGTAAATTCTCTAGGGTAAACTGTAAATCCCCAATTAGCGCGTTTGTTTCATGGATATTGCTAGTCAGAATATCGTATAATTCCGGGTCAACAATCATTTCATCGTTGGATAGCATTTTCCGGGTCATATCGTAATCCCAAGA